TGGTCGAACGCTTCGGCACGGATAACCGCTTCCTGGACTGGCTTAACGCTACCCAGAAAATCGAAGCGATTAACGAAAAGCGCCTTAAGAACGCCCAGACGAAGGGGACGTTAATATCCCGCGAGCTAGTTAAGCATGGCGTTATAGATACCTTCAACGCGGCCCACCTTCGGCTAATGAAAGATGGCGCCAAGAGCATAGCGGCCGGTGTGGTTTCCAAACATAGCGGCGGGGCGGAACTTAGCGAGGTCGAGGCCTTCGTCTCGGATATCCTGGGCTCATTTATCAAGCCGATTAAATCGAAAATCACGCGGGTACTGAAAGATGCCTAGTATTGATACCATCGGCCGCGACTGGCTGGTCGACGAAGTCGACGCTATGCCTGATAGTATCGACCGGCTTACCCCTGTTAAGTTTAACGAGGAAAACCGCTATCTACCCCAGGGCGTAAGCCCACGACCGGGTTATATACGTTACGACCTGTTCCCGTTCCTACGGGAGATAATAGAATGCTTTGATCCGTTATCGCCCGTCCGCGAAGCCAACCTTATGAAAGGGGTACAAACGGGATATACGACGTTATTAGAATCTATCCTCCTGTACTATATCGCGCATATTAAAACGCAAGCGCTAATGTTTTTAACGGCGGATAAGGAACTCGCGACCGGTCGGGTAGAAAATAATATTATCCCGATGATTAACGAATCCGGGTTTAGTGATTTAATTAGATCGAGCGACGAAGGTAACAGCCGTAAAACCGGTAAAACTAAAGACTTCCTACAATGGGAAGGCGGCGGCTTTATGATTTATAACGGCGCACTTAACGCGGCTAAAATGCGGCAGTATTCGGTACCGTTAATGCTTAAGGATGAATTAGACGGCTGGAAAATGGGGGTGGGTAAAGACGGTAACTCCGATAAGCTAACAGACGCCCGTCTCTCGGCGTACTGGTCCGTTCGTAAGATATTGCGCGGCTCGACCCCGCTACTAGAGCCGTCAATGATTAATGACGCATACCAGCGCGGGGACCAGCGTAAATATATGGTCTTATGTAAGTCCTGCTCGTTCCCCCAGGAACTTAAGCAGGAGCATATAAACAAAGAAAACGGAATCGTCGGCGGTTTTCAATGGGATATGGAAGACAGTATCCTCGTATTAGAATCGGTCCGGTATTGTTGCGCGAATTGCGGGCAGGCCCACTACGAAGTAGATAAGGAAAAGTTATTCGCTACCGAAAGCGGCGCATATTGGAAACCGACCGCCAAACCAAAAGAGCCGGGTATCCGCTCGTACCATTTGCCCGCGTTTTATAGCCCGTTCGGTTTCCGCCCCTGGTATAAAAACATATCGGATTATTTAGACGCGTTCGACACCGTGGAAAAGCGCGTTAAAAGCGTTAGTAAGCTGCAGGAATATTATAATAACACCCTGGGCGTTCCGTTTAAGGTCCTGGGCTCTAAAATCCGGTTCGCTGCCGTATCGGCCCACCGTCGCGCCGTTTACCGCTTGGGGACTATCCCGAACACGTACGCGACGCAGTGGTCAGGCTCGCCTATCTTGTTCCTAACTTGCCAGGTCGACGTACATAAGAAAAATCTAGCCGTATCGGTTATGGGTTGGACCCGGGACGCCCGCTGCTACGTTATCGACTACTGGCGGTACGAGGCGGACAGCGACCACGACGATTGTACCGAACTGGGTAGCCCCGTATGGGGGCGCCTCCGGGAATTGATCGAAGAAACCCACTATACGGCCGACGACGGGCAGCGGTACCGGATACTGCTTACCCTGGTCGACGCGGGTTACTCTAACGCGACGGTTAGCGACTTTTGCGCGGACTATGCGGGCGGGGTCTACCCGATCCTGGGCCGGGAAGCCCCCGGTAAAAACGCCCGGATCCATGAGTTCGATAAGTTTACAACCCAGGCGGGTACCGTCGGCTATAAGATCGTGGTAGACCATTATAAAGACCGCCTGGCGCCCGTACTGCGCCGGGACTGGACCGAAGAGGCCGGCGAACAGAAGCGCTACCACTTTAACGCCCCTGTGGATATCACGGATAAGCAGCTTAAAGAATTGACAGTCGAGACCCGCCGCGAGAAGACGAACGAAAAGGGTATTACCTCATACGAGTGGTACCGGCCAGGTAACGCACGTAACGAGCTGTGGGACTTGTTTGTCTACGGTAACGCGGCGGTAGAAATAACCGCCTGGGAAATTTGTATCCAACATTTCGAACTGGACAGCGTCGACTGGCCGCAATTTTGGGGATTTTGCGCCGCCCCGGAAAACGACGCAATATTCGGCAGACTTGCGCCGGAGGGGGAGGTCGGGCTATTCTAGGGTTCTAAGGTTGCTAACACTTGCCTGCAGGGCTGGAAAAATGTAATGGACCGAACGTTTCTACAGGCTCGAATTACCGCAACGAAGGCGCAGATTATCGCCTACGAAACCGCTATCGACGCTATCGTCGCGGGCGGGGTCGCGTCCTACACCCTCGACACCGGACAAACGAACCAAACAGTAACAAAGCTAAATTTAGCAGCGACCCAGCGGACCCTAGACTCGCTGTATAACCGTTGCGCGACAATGGAGACGCGCCTTAACGGTACCGGCGTCGTAATGGGGAGGCCCGCATGGTGAACCCCCTTAAACGTTTGGTGGAAGCTATGGGCTTCGCCCGGGCGGCCGATGTGCCCCCAGGACCGGCCCCTATCGCGGTCGACGCTCTTAACCCCTTCGCCTACGCTGGACAGACGGCTATGTCGCCCTGGGAAACGTCTGTCTTCGACGGCGGTAAGTTCTTCGGCGGCTTCGGCAATACTCAATTACACGAGGTTGACTACTGGACGTTACGCGCCCGGTCAGACCAGCTATTTAACGAAAATCTATACGCCCGCGGCCTTATCCGTCGACTCGTTACGAATGAGATTAACACCGGGTTAACCCCCGAAGCCTGCCCGGACGAAGATATCCTCGGCGTCGCCGAAGATAGCCTCGCAGACTGGACCGAGACCGTAGAAAACCGTTTCGGTATCTGGGGTAAAAATCCCAAGGTATGCGACTGGAAACAGAAAAGCACTTTCGGCGCCATTCAGCGCGAAGCTCGCGCGGAAGCGTTGATTAGTGGTGACGTCCTGGTCGTGCTCCGACAATCCCAGCGGACGGGCCTACCCCTGGTACAGCTCGTACGCGGGAACAAGGTACAAACGCCATTAGGCGATAGCGTAAACCTCCGGAAAGGCCACACGATCCGCCATGGCGTCGAATTGGATAGCGTCGGCCGGATCGTAGCGCACTGGGTCCGCCAAGACGAAGGCGGTTCTAAGCGCCTGCCAGCGTTCGGCGAGAAGTCGGGCCGTCGTATCTCGTGGCTAGTCTACGGGACCGATAAGCGCCTCGACGACGTACGCGGCCAGCCGTTGTTATCCCTGGTCCTGCAGTCGCTTAAAGAAATTGATCGATACCGCGATTCAGCGCAGCGTAAAGCCGTGGTTAACTCCATCGTGGCTATGTTTATTAAGAAAACCGCCGACAAAATGGGCACCTTACCGATTACGGGCGGCGCGGTTCGACACGAGCAGGCGGCCATAACGGCCAACGACGGCGGTACCCGTAAATTCAATATCGCCTCCCAGCTCCCGGGGGTGGCGTTCGAAGAACTGCAGACCGGCGAAGAGCCGGTCCTCCTGGGCGGCCAGGGCACCGACGTAAACTTCGGGGCATTCGAGGAAGCGATTATCCAGGCGGTAGCGTGGGCTAATGAAATTCCACCCGAGATATTGCGCCTATCGTTTTCGAATAACTACAGCGCCAGCCAGGCAGCTATTAACGAATTCAAAATCTATCTAAACAAAGTCTGGGCCGACTGGGGGGAAACGTTTTGTACCCCGATCTATACGGAATGGCTGCTCGCTGAAACACTGCAGCAGAAGATTAGCGCCCCGGGGCTATTGCCGGCCTGGCGCGACCCGCGGCAGTATGATGTATTCGGCGCCTGGATCGCTACCGACTGGTACGGGTCGATTAAACCGTCCACGGATATGCTTAAACAGGCGAAGGGTAGTAAACTGCTCGTTAACGAGGGCTGGTCCACGAACGCGCGCGAAGCCCGCATTACGACCGGGACGAAATTTTCGAAAAATATAGCCCGCCTCAAGCGGGAGAACCAACAAAAAGCAGACGCCGCCCGCCCCCTGCTCGAACTCGAGGCAGAATTCGGCGAAGATCAAACAGCGAACGCCCTTACCGCCTTGGATAACGTCGAAGAATTCGAAGCCATGTTAGACGACTACTTAGAAGACAAAGGTGTGATAAATGGATGATAAAATCGCGGCGGGGATTAAACAGCTTATCGGGGATACCCGCGAGCTGGCGGCGCGTCTAGGTCGTCTCGAAAAAGTTAAACCCGTCGCAATTAAAGGCCGGGACGGTAAAGACGGTAAGAGCCCCGACGTTAAGGAAATCGTAGCCGCAGTACTCCCACAAATACCCGCGCCGAAAGACGGTAAAAGCCCCGATCCTAAAGCTATAGTGGCGGACGTATTGGCGATAATGCCTAAGCCCAGCAACGGCCGCGATGCACCGACTGTAAATGTATCCGATGTTGCGGCTATTGTTCTCGCCAAGATACCGAAGCCAAAAAATGGTACTGATGGACCCGATTTAGAAACGGTAGCCCGACGGGTTCGGACACAAGTAAAGAACGGCGAGCGCGGCGAACGGGGACCCCAGGGGCAGAGGGGGCCGAAAGGTAAAGACGGCGCCAGCGTAACCGATATGAAACTCGACGATAAAACCGGGGAGTTATCGGTTTTTATCGACGGGGAGAAAAAAGTAATAGGTAAAAAGAAGTTTCTGGCCCTGCAAGCCCCCTTTAGTCCGGGCAATATCAGCGGCGGCGGCAGCGCCCGCAATGTGCGAGTCGACCCTGTAATTGAGGTTAGTTCAGAAATAGACCTCCCGACTCCCCAACTGAAAGACGGGGTACTGACGATCGTTTTAGAAGACAGGCAGTACCGGCTAGTTAATGATTTAGACCTACCCTTCCCGTTAGCATGGCCCGGCGAAGGGAAGCGGGCGACCTGGACTTCTGTAAACCGCGCGGTTTATAAGTACACTGGTACCGACGCGTGCTTCCGGGACCTAGATGCTAAGGGGGACTTTGAACTCCAAGGCCTTACCCGCTTCGAAGCCCCTAATGGGAATATGTGGGAAGTGGATAGCACTACGGGCGGCAGCGGTTGGAGCTTCCAGGCGTCCGACGCCCCGGGGTTCCGTAACTTTCTCGCCATGGGTACCGTTAAAGGCGGAGTAAGTGGCGGCGGGTTTAACATACATTTTGGTTCTATCCTCAACTACGACCAGGGCCTTATCGCTGAAAATCTATTTTTCTTCGAAATTAACCTAGTATTTGTGTTTGGTAACAATGCGGTAGGGTGCGTACACTTTACAGTGCAGGGCGCCAGTACCTCCGGTTCGATAAATTTTATAACCCCAACGGTTTCTATAGGCAGTAACGAAACCGTTTTTGATATCAAGCCTGAAATACAGAGCGGCATGGATAGCCTTAACTTCCGGGGATGCCAGCAAGAAGGGGGTATTAACGGTACGGTATTCGCGCCGGGGGGTTTAACTCAGAAATCTTTGAAAACCGTCTCTATCGGTAATAACTTTATACCCCCTAGTAAAGTTATAGCCTCGGCGTTTATTAAAAATAACACTAACGCTACGTCCGTCCCTATAAATGGGACTTTTAACGATATAGATTTTGATCCCCCCGGAGTAACCGCGGGGCCTAATATAGAACGATTTACCCTGATAAACGATGCTAACTGCGAACTACGTTATGACGGGGAGGTAGAATTCTCCGGGGTTATCACCCTTGCGTTTTCTGCCATAAGTACGGGCGGATCGCGGGTATTCCACGTTAGGTGGGTTAAAAACGGGCTTGTTCTACCCGACGATATAATTGCAGAACTGGAAGTTGGCGCCTCGGTTTTGAATACGTCCATGGTCGTGCCGGTTAGCGCGGTTAAAGGCGACGTCCTAAAACCAGAAGTAACTCGAGTGGACGGAACCAGCACCATCACATTTAAACAATACTCTGTTAACATACAGTAAACATAACGGGTCATTAGCCATGTGGTTATTAGAAGCACGAGTCCGGCAGGCAATCGAACAGGCCCAGAAGGCCGGCGTAGTTCCGTCCGCGGCCCAGCAGGCCGAGTTTATGGCGCTACACGGGGTAGACGGGAGTGCCGCTAGCCGACTGCTTACCGTTGCTGGCGATACCGCCCAGATTACGATTAACGGCGTTATTACCCAGAAGCCTAGTTTTATGGCTATGTTATTCGGGGGCGGTAACGTTACGTTCCCCGAGATTAACGCCGCCCTGGCCGAAGCCGACCAGGATAAAAATATTAAATTCCTTACGCTGGCTATTGATAGCCCGGGGGGTTCGTTCGACGGGCTGTTCGAAACGCTGGCGGCTATTGAGGCTTTCAGCAAGCCCACGAAGGCGGTTATCTCGAACGTCGGCGCGTCGGCAGCGTTCGCCATTGCCAGCCAGGCGGACGAAATCGTCGCGGCTAACCTTGCGGCCCGGATCGGTAGTGTCGGCGTTGTGGCTAC